GGACCAGCAAACACACCAGTCGGAGGACTGTTTAAAGGAGTAGCAGGTGGTGTGTGGAGAATGAACGACGTTCTAGATTTTGTCAGCAACAGTCAGTGGCCATTGGCAGCTCAGAATATAGAAAACTCATGTAGGTTTAATGGTGGAGATTCAGATGATTTAGAAAGAACTCCAAGTTCAAGTGGAAACAATACTACAAACACAGTTTCAGTTTGGCTAAAAAGAGCAAAAGTTGATCAAGAAGATTTTATAATTTATGGAGAAGATGGTTCGACTAATAGATGTAAAATTACTTTTTTAGATAATAATAAACTACAAATCAATACTATTGTTAGTTCTTCAAACAATTTAGTATATGAGACAAATAGATTATTTCGTGATACAAATGCTTGGTATCACATCGTGATTGCTTTTGATTCAACATTAGCAACTGCTGGAGATAGATGCAGGTTATATGTTAATGGAGTTGAGGAAACATCTTTTGCAACAGAAACAGATATGGGTCAAAACACAAGTAATACTTTAAGCACTTCAGGTAAAACTGTTTATATCGGTTCACAAAATTCAGGAAATTTTTTTGATGGTTATATGGCAGAATTTGTTTTTATTGATGGACAACAATTAGACGCAACATCATTTGGAGAGTTTGATTCTACAACAGGCATATGGAAGCCTAAAAAAATAGGCCAACAATTTGCAGCTGGAGGAGGTGCGGGAACAAATGGTTTCTACCTTGATTTTAAAGACAGTTCAAATCTAGGTAATGATGCATCAGGAAACAACAATGATTTCACTGTAAATAATCTGACAAGCATAGATCAAGCTACCGATACCTGTGTTGAAAATTGTACAACATTAAATCCTTTAGCAAATTTAACTGGCTCTCCAACTTACTCTGAAGGAAATTTAAAAGTTGCTGGAGATTCAAGCGCTAATCATAATTGGCAAACTACATTTGTTGTTTCATCAGGTAAGTGGTATTGGGAATTAAAAGATTTAACTTCATCTCCTGATGGCTCCATATTATTTTACGATCAATCAATATCATCAGGATCACATCCCGGTTATGGTTTTGTTTTTAATACTAGGAAAAAAGTAATTAATGGAAGTCCAACAGGATCAGCAATAGGTAGTTCAGCACAAAATGATATATGGTCAATGGCTTTAGATTTAGATAATGGTAAAATGTTTATTGCTAGAAATGGAACATATTTATCAAGTGGTGATCCAGGAAATGGAACAAACCCATTTATACAAACTTCAGATGGATTACCAAGTGAGGGTGTATTTGGTGGCCACATTTATAATGGTTCTATGGAATTAAACTTTGGTGGCGGAACACCTACATCCATATCTTCTGGTAATGCGGATGCTAATGGATTTGGGAACTTCGAATATGCTGTACCTTCGGGATTTTTTGCGTTAAACACATCTAACCTAAATACTTATGGATAAAAATTATGGCTTATAGTTCAATAACAAAACCAACCGATTATTTTGATACTGTTCTTTATACTGGTAATGGTGCCTCCACTCCTGGTGGCTCTGGCTCAACTCAGACAATTTCAAGTTTAAATTTTGCACCTGATTGGGTCTGGATTAAAGACAGAGGGCAATCTGGTCATGATAATTGTTTAGCAGACACAGTGAGAGCGGCGCCTAATTTACTTGTTTCAAATTCTTCTGTTGCACAGATTACAGATAGCTCAGATGGATTTACAGCTTTTACGTCTAGTGGATTTACTTTAGGAGATAATGGGGAGGGTACTCAATCATTAGAGCTTAATAAAAGTGGAAATACGTTTGTATCATGGAGTTGGAAAGCTGGTGGCTCTGCATCATCAAACTCAGATGGAAGCGTATCAAGCTCTGTATCAGCAAATGCCACTTCTGGATTTAGTATTGTTACATGGACAGGTACAGGTGCAACAGCAACTATTGGGCACGGATTGGGTGCGGCTCCTAAAATGATAATAATTAAATCTGTTACAGGCGCTTCAGGTTGGAGAGTATATCATGACGGAATAGGTGCAACTAAGGCATTAGTTCTTGAAACTACTGCTGCTGCTGATACAGCTACTGATTATTTTAATGATACAGCACCAACATCATCTGTATTTACTGTAAAAGCAAATAGCACAAATGATAATACTGCAACCATGATTGCCTACTGTTTCGCAGAGAAACAAGGTTACAGCAAGTTTGGCAGCTACACAGGTAATAATAATGCTGATGGAACATTTGTTCATACAGGTTTCAAACCAGCTTTTGTTATAATTAAAACAACTACAACAACAGAAGATTGGGGAATTTTAGATAATAAAAGAAGCACAAGTGGTGCTAATGTTATTGACGATTTTCTTTATGCAAATCAAAATTTAGCAGAAAGTTCAGCACAAACACCAGCAGATTTTTTAAGTAATGGTTTTAAATTAAGAAATACAGATTCTAAATTTAATAGTGCAAATACATACATCTACATGGCATTTGCAGAAAACCCGTTTGTGGGCAACGATTCTGGGACCGCGGTGCCAGGAATGGCCAGATAAATAGCTATGGACAACAAATATAAAATATAATAAAAGGAGAACAACATGTATGCAAAAGTAGAAAATAATCAGATTGTAAGAGCAAACTCTAGTCTTGGAGCATTCGGCATACCAATCAGTTCGACTGTGGCCGAAAGAGAGGCTCAGGGTGTTTACGAGGTTATATACGACAACACAAACCTAAAAGATTCAAGATACTATTGGAATGGTGCGGAGTCTATGGTATTTGCAAATAACGCTGTTACCGCAAGTTACGCGCCAGCGACAGGCAAAGACGTAGAGGACAAGGATGCGGTCGATGAAGATGGTAATAACATTCTAGATGAAGATGGTAATCAGGTGATTATCGAGGGTCTAAAAACTATATTTAAAAGAGAGATAAAAGCTCAGGCTAAAAATCTATTATCATCAAGTGACTGGTACATAATTAGAAAAGCAGAGGATGCTGGATCCACAATACCAGCAGACATAGCTACCTACAGGGCGGCTGTCAGAACCAGATCTAATGAGATGGAAACAGCGATCGATGGTGCGGCTGATACAGCGGCTATGGAAACTCTTTATACATATACCAATACAGGAACAGAAGAGAGTCCTGTTATGACTAGACCTTTGGGTGAATGGCCTAAACTCTAGTAGTCTTTAAAGATATTGCTTCCTCATAAAAACTGATATAGAACCTAAAAGGTAGGTTTTTTATGTTACAAAAGATAGGATTTCAACCAGGTATAAACAAACAGATCACACCCACAGGAGCAGAAGGTCAGTGGATCGACTGTGATAATGTGAGATTTAGATATGGCACACCCGAGAAGATAGGTGGTTGGAAACAATTAGGGGACGATGCTTTGACTGGTGCCGGCAGAGGTCTTCATCATTTTGTAAATAGTTCAGCTAGAAAGTATGCAATCATTGGCACAAACAGAATTTTATATGCATTCTCTGGTGGTGTATTTTACGACATACATCCGATCAAATCCACAACAACGCTTACAAGTGCATTTACCACAACTAATGGGTCAACATCTGTTACGATAACTTTCAGTGGGGATCACGGTATATCTGCACAGGATATAGTCCTATTAGATACTTTCTCATCAATCACAGATTCTAATTTTGCAGCCGCAGATTTTAACGATAAAAAATTTATGGTGACCACTGTCCCTAATGCTACAACTATTACAATAACAATGCCATCGGCAGAATCAGGATCTGGTGCAACAACATCAGGTGGTATCAGGGTGCAACACTATTATCCTGTAGGACCAGCTGTACAGGCAAAAGGTTTTGGTTGGTCTCTTGGAACCTGGGGTGGTGAGGTTGCAGGAGAACCAACAACAACTTTATCTGGTGCAATAAATTCTTCAACAACAACAGGTATCATATTAGCAGATGTATCACAGTTTCCAGATACAGGTACAAATTTTATAAAGGTAGGAACAGAAGAGATATCCTACACAGGTATAAGCACATCTAATGAATTGACAGGTGTTACAAGAGAGGTCAGAGGAACTGACGCTGCATCACATGGTGCGGGAGATGCGGTTACTAGCACCACAAACTTTGTGGCCTGGGGTGAGGCAGCATCGGGTGACTTGGTGTTAGAACCTGGTATGTGGTCACTAGATAATTTTGGTGATAAGGCGATCTGTCTGATACATGACAGCGCCGTGTTCGAATGGAACTCTGCAGCAGCAGGGGCAGAGAATATCAGAGCCAGTATTATCACAGGTGCACCGACAGCATCAAGACATATGTTGGTATCTACACCGGATCGTCACTTGGTATTCTTTGGAACAGAGACAACGATTGGAGATACATCAACACAGGATGATATGTTTATTAGATTCTCTGATCAGGAGGATATTAATACATATACACCAACAGCAACCAATACAGCCGGCACACAGAGATTGGCCGACGGATCACAGATCAGAGGAGCGATCAGAGGTAGAGATGCGATACTTGTTTGGACTGATACAGCATTATTTACACAACGTTTTGTTGGTCAACCATTTACGTTTGCATTCGCACAGGTTGGAACACACTGTGGACTTGTTGGACAGAACGCTTGTGTTGAGGTTGATGGTGCTGCATATTGGATGTCAGAGAATGGTTTTTTTAGATACGCTGGTAAATTAGAATCACTACC